GAAGAAGAAAGCAGTGCTGGCGGTAGTGGCGGTGGAGGTGCTGAAGGAGCCGCTGGAGCAGATAAAGGCGGGACAAAAGATCCGCTAGAAGGAGATGACCCTGAGTTTCCTTGGGTGTATCTAGGAAACGGTGTTTTTAGGCATTCTAAAACAGGCGAAGATTTTTATGATGAACAGGCAGAAGAAAACCCCAATTATGTTATAGGTTCTTTTTATTCAGGGCCAAAGTCTTCTGGTGAAGAAGAAGAAGACGATGAATTACCTATTTTTACATCTCCAGCTTCTAATTCTGAAGATGCGCCAGCAGACGAAGAAGATTCTGATAGTAGTGTAACACCTTCAACGGGAAGCTCAGACAAAGAAGAAGGCGCTGGTGAGGTAGGTGACCCTAGTGATGTAGGCGAAGGCACAGGCACAGGAGAAGGCACAGGAAGCGGCACAGGCGGTGGTGAAGGCAGCGGCGAAGGAACTGGAGAAGGCTCTGGAGTCGGCGCAGGTTTAGGTGCAGGCTTAGGAATAGGGCTTGCAGCAGGCATGTTAAGCCCACAAGGAGTTACTAAAACTTTGTTTGAAGACTATGGTTTTACACCAATGTACCAAGCGCCAGAGCCAGTAAAAAGAGCAACTATGTATGAAACACCAGAGTTTGCACCCAGTTTATTTAGGAACATTATAGGATGAGTACACAATACTTAACATTAGTGAACAGCGTGCTTAGACGCTTACGAGAAGATGAAGTGTCTGCTGTAGCTAACACACCGTACTCTAAAATGGTAGGTGACTTTGTAAACGATGCAAAGACACAGGTAGAGAATGCACATGATTGGTCTACACTCAGGACTACAGTAGTTGTATCGGCATCGTCAGGGACTTCAGAATACAGCTTGACAAATGCTGGAGAACGTGTTAAAATATACAGTGTCATTAACGACACATCTAATTTCTTTGTTACTTACCAAACTCCTACATGGGTAAACAATGCAGTGTACAACGCTGGGTCTACTAGTGGCGCACCAGCATACTATACTTACTCAGGTGTAGACGGCTCAGGAGATACACAAGTTACATTGTACCCTACACCAGACGGTACATACTCTTTACGTTTTGACTTAATAGCGAGGGAAAACACACTAAGCAATGACACAGATACAACTGCATTGCCTTCTAATCCTATCGTTCATGCAGCAGTCGCTTTACTTGCAAGAGAAAGAGGAGAGACTGGCGGCACGACTGCACAAGATTACTTCCTTATCGCAGACCGCCATCTATCAGACGAGATTGCGCTAGACGCATATAAGAATCCAGAAGAATTTATTTTTAGGGTTCCGTAATGGCGCAGCAAAGACAGAGCATATACGTAGGAGCGCCGGGGTTTCGTGGGTTAAACACTCAAGATTCTCCTGTTAACCAAGATTCGTCCTTTGCATCCATTGCAGAGAATGCTGTCATTGATAAGTTTGGTAGGATTGGTGCTAGACAGGGCATAGATAAAATTACTAGCTCAGTCACCCCATTAGGCTCTAGTGTAGGGATAGAGACTATTTTTGAGTTTACTAAGCGTGATGGAAGCATTGTAGTATTCTCTACAGGTAACAATAAGATATTTACAGGCACTACTACATTAACTGACGCTACAAACAGTATGACAGTCAGTGCAAACAACTGGAAGATTGTCTCATTCAATGGTGACGCTTACTTCTTTCAGAGAGGACACGACGCACTAGAGTACACCACAAGCGCAGGGACTATAGGGGTATTATCCTCTGATGCTCCTGATGCTAATGAAGGCTGTGCTGCGTTTGGTAGGCTTTGGGCAGGAGATGTAACAGGTAATAAGTATACTCTGTTTTTCTCAGATACACTAGACGGCGACGATTGGACAGGCGGTACGTCAGGTTCTTTAGACCTAACTACAGTCTGGCCTACAGGCTTTGATGAAATTGTAGCTATTAGAGAGTTTAACAACTTTTTAGTTATCTTTGGTAAGCAAAGCATTCTATTGTACTCAGGCGCTTCTGCTCCTGCAAGCATGGTATTGGCTGATGTTATTACAGGGATTGGCTGCGTAGCTAGAGACAGCGTACAGGACACAGGAACAGACCTTATATTCTTGTCGGATTCAGGTGTACGTAGCTTAGGTAGGACTATTCAAGAAAAGTCTAACCCCATTGGCAACGTGTCTAAAAATGTACGGGATGACATAATCTACTACACAGGTGTAGAGACAGGAAACATTAAGTCAGTGTACAGCCCTGAACATGCTTTTTACTTATTGTTTTATCCTTCCAGTTCTATTGTGTACTGCTTTGACATGAGAGGTACGCTAGAGGACGGAAGCAATCGTGTAACAACTTGGCCTTCCACTAAAATCTTTTGTGGAACTATAGCGTCAAACGGAACTGTGTACTTAGGCACAGCAAAAGGCATAAATCAGTACAAAGATTATTTAGATGACACAAGCCCTTACACAATGAAGTATTACACACAGCCGTTAGCTTTTGGTGATCCTTCAAGACTTAAAATACTTAAAGAATTAACCTTCAAAGTTATTGGTGGTCAAGGTAGTAGCCTTGTTCTTAACTGGGGCTATGACTACACAGAAGCATACACTAAGCAAGCACTGACAATATCAAATTCTAATATAGCAGAGTACGGAATTGCTGAGTACAACACAAGCGAAGCAGAGTACAGCGCATCTATTATTGTAGAAGACGCTAAAGTAAAATCAACAGGATCAGGCGCAGTAGCTACTATTGGGGTAGACGCAACAATTAACGGAAGGTCTTTGTCAATACAGGAACTAAAGACTGAAGCACTCATAGGCAAATTAGTATGACAAATTACTCAAAGACAACCAACTTTACAGCTAAAGACTCTTTAGTATCTGGTGATGCTAATAAGATTGTCAAAGGCTCTGAGATTGATGCAGAGTTTGATAATATTGCAACTGCATCAGCAACCAAGGCAAACATTGCTAGCCCAGCGTTTACAGGTGTAGTTTCTTTTCCTGACGGTACTGCTGGTGATCCTTCCATAACAAACACAGGCGACACTAACACTGGTCTGTTCTTTAGCGCAGCGGACACCTTAGCGTTTAGTGCCGCAGGTACTGCACAGTTTACAATGGCTGATGGAGCTATTGCACCTGTAACGGACAACGACGTAGACCTTGGCACTAGCTCATTAGAGTTCAAAGACGGTTACTTTGACGGTACTGTACACACTGACGCTATTAACTTAAACGGCACAGCTATCACCTCTACAGCCGCAGAGATTAACATTCTGGACGGAGTAACGTCTACTGCTGCTGAGTTAAATATCTTAGACGGCGTAACGTCAACCGCAGCAGAACTAAATATCCTCGACGGTGTAACAAGCACTGCCGCAGAGTTAAACATACTGGACGGTGTAACAGCTACGACTGCTGAATTAAACTACAACGACACTGGGTCTGCCGTAGGCACTGTAGTAGCAAGTAAAGTTGTAACAGTAGACGCAAACAAAGACGTAGCTAGCTTCCGTAACATTACTCTTACAGGAGAACTAGATGCAGGATCTCTTGACATTTCAGGCGATGCTGACATTGATGGGACGTTGGAAACTGACGCACTGTCTATTAATGGCACAGCGGTTACGTCTACGGCAGCGGAACTCAACATACTTGATGGCGTAACTAGCACTGCTGCTGAACTTAATATTCTTGATGGGGTCACAAGCACAGCCGCTGAACTTAATATTTTAGATGGTGTCACAGCTACTACTGCTGAGTTAAACATAATGGATGGAGTTACTGCAACTACAGCAGAACTAAACATTATGGATGGTGTAACAGCCAGTGCAGCAGACATTAATCTTATAGACGGGATTACTAACGGCACAGTAATAGCCAGTAAAGCTATTATTACAGATTCTAACAAAGATATTACTGGTGGTAGAAACATTACTATCTCTGGTGAGCTAGACGCAGCAACACTGGACATTTCTGGTGATGCTGATATTGATGGCACCTTAGAAACTGATGCACTATCTATCAACGGTACTGCTGTCACATCAACCGCAGCAGAACTTAATATCTTAGATGGCGTTACGTCTACAGCGGCAGAACTAAACATTTTAGACGGTGTGACCAGTACCGCTGCTGAACTTAACATTTTAGACGGAGTTACCTCTACAGCAGCAGAGTTAAACATTCTTGACGGTGTTACCGCCGTAGCTGGTGAGTTAAACGCATTAGACTTAGGCAGCACAGCAGTAGGTATAGCTATTGCATCTAAAGCAGTAGTGTTGGATTCTAACAAAGATTTTACAGGCGTTAGGAACTTTTCTATTACTGGAGACTTGTCTGTAGCTGGTACTACTACTGTTGTAGACTCCGTACAGATGACTGCAAACAACGCTGTAATCTTTGAAGGAGCTACAGCGGATGCTTCAGAAACTACGCTTACAAGTGTAGACGCTACTGCTGATAGAACCATTAGCTTGCCTGACCAAAGCGGTACTTTGCCTGTATTGGCAGCAGTGTCTACTACAGCTATTACTTCTACTCCTGAAGAACTTAACGTCCTAGATGGCATTACAGCCGTTGTAGGCGAACTAAACGCATTAGACCTTGGTAGTACAGCAGTAGGTACTGCAATAGCTTCCAAGGCTGTTATACTTGATTCTAATAAAGACTACACAGGCATTCGTAACTTTACGATTAGCGGTGAGCTAGATGCAGGTTCTTTAGACATCTCAGGCGATATAGACGTTGATGGCACCACAAACCTAGATGTTGTAGACATAGATGGTGCTGTGGATATGGCTTCTACTTTAGCTGTGGGTGGCGTAGTCACTGCTAACGCTGGAGTAGTGGTAGACAACATCACGATTGACGGCACAGAGATTGATCTGTCTTCTGGTGATCTGACCCTTGATGTTGCTGGCGACATTATTTTTGATGCAGACGGAGCGCAATTACGTTTCAAAGATGCTGGCACTGAAATTTTTGTTATTTCAAATGAATCAGCCGTAGTTCAGCTTTACTCTACTGTTTCAGATAGTGACATTCATTTAGTAGGTAATGATGGTGGCAGTCCAATAACAGCCCTATCCCTTGATATGTCAGCGGCAGGTGCGGCTACGTTTAATTCTACAATAGCTTCTAGCGTAATTACCGCTAAATCCTCTGGAAACACAGATTCAGCTTTAATTGTTCAACAAACAGGCAGTACAGATGGCTGGGGATTAACGCCTGATAACACCAACGGTAATTTAGACTTTGTTAGAATTGGTGGCGGGGCTGGTACTTATTTCAGACTTTCAAACGATGGCTCTTTATCCACCCCAACCGCAGGAACCTCTAACGTCCGCTTTGGTGTCAACGCAGGTAACAGCATAGCCTCTGGCGGCAACTACAACGTATTCATAGGTGACGAAGCAGGTACGGCGCTTACTACTGGTGATGAGAATGTTGCGATTGGGTACAACGCTCTTGCAGCAGAAGATGGCAACGGTAAAAATGTAGCAGTAGGCAAAGGCGCATTAAATGTCCTAAATGCTGGAGCAGACGGATTTAACGTAGCAGTGGGACACTCCGCAGGTGGGGGGCTTACCACGGGAGTCAACAACACCCTCATCGGCGGTCTTGCTGGAGATGCCATTACTGTAGGGTATGAGAATGTTGCTTTAGGTTATCAAGCTCTAACTGCAAATGTTGATGGTAGACACGCAGTTGCTATTGGTGCGGAAGCATTAAAAAATCAAGATCCTTCTACTGCAAGTTCAACATATAATACTGCCGTTGGATATGTGGCTGGTAGGGATACGACTACGGGAATCCGTAACACGCTTGTCGGCGCTTTGGCTGCTTATGATGGTGCAAATGGTGATGACAATACTATTGTGGGTTATGCTGCTGGACAGAATAACACGGGAACCCAAAACACCCTAGTGGGCAGTCTAGCAGGAGATGCTC